AATTTGATAGAGCGGATTCGATTTATATTGTAACAACACCTGACTATAAGATGTTTACACCAACAACTGGCGACCAATTAGATTTGATTTACCCAACTGAAGCAGTTGATAATTTAGATACAGCAGGTATAGATTCAAACTATACGGCAACTTACTATCCTTGGGTATTAACAAGAGATACGGTTAATAATACTCAAATCTACATTCCACCAACTGCGGAAGTATGTAAAAACTTAGCATTAACTGATAATATCGCGTTCCCTTGGTTTGCTGCGGCAGGTTATACTCGTGGTATTGTAAACGCAATTAAGGCTAGAAAGAAATTAACTCAAGAAGATAGAGATACCTTATATAAAGGTAGAATTAATCCAATTGCAACTTTCTCAGATGTAGGAACTGTAATTTGGGGTAACAAAACTCTACAAGTTAGAGAATCTGCTTTAGATAGAATTAATGTTAGAAGATTGTTATTACAAGCACGTAAATTAATTTCTGCTGTATCAGTAAGATTATTGTTTGAACAAAATGATGATAAAGTTAGACAAGATTTCTTAAATGCTGTTAATCCAATCTTAGATGCTATTAGAAGAGATAGAGGTTTATACGATTTCCGTGTAACAGTTTCTTCAGACCCAGCTGATTTAGATAGAAATCAATTAACTGGTAGTATCTATATTAAACCGACTAAAGCGTTAGAATTCATTGATATTACTTTCTATATCACCCCAACAGGTGCATCGTTTGAGAATATTTAATAGAATTAAAGTTAAAAAGGGGAGACTAATCTCCCCTTTTTTTATTTAACATATATTTATAATTAAAAAAAATATGAGAATATTAGTTACAGAAAATCAACTTAAATCATTGGTTGAGTTTTATGAAAAAGGTTATTCATTTGATTGGGATGACAATGTGTTAAATATGCCAACCAAAATACATTTAGAAAAAAAGTCTAAAGATGTTTGGAAAGACTATGATGTTTCAACAGAAAAATTTAGGGAGATAAGACACGAAATTGATGGTGAAAAATTAAGACTAAAGAATAATAACCCAAATGACGCATTCCAAGATTTCAAAACTGAAATTTTTATTCAACATACAAAAGATGCGATTAATAATAATGAGTTTGGACCTAGTTTTAAAAAGTTCAAAAAAACATTAATGAATGTTGTTGATTTTTCAATCATAACTGCACGTGGAACTAGTAAAGATTCATTGAGAAAGGGTATTAAAGTTTTGATTGATATGACTTTTTCAGACAAAGAAAAAGAGGAAATGAATAAAAATTTAAAAGAAAAAAAATATTCGAGTATTGATGATTATCTAAAAGACCAACAATTATCTGCAGTGTCATCTGATGAATTTAAAACTGAATACAAATCAAGTGGTGGAGCTGAAAACCCTGAAGTTGCAAAAACTATGGCATTCGAAAAATATGTTGATAGTGTTGTAAAAAAGGTTGGAGATTTAGTTGACCATCCTGATAGAGAGGGTATTAAGATTGGTTTCAGTGACGATGACTTAGGGAACATTAAAAAAATGGAAGAGTTTATCAAAAAAGAATTAGTTAAAAAGTATCCAAAAGTTAAATTTGTTATATATGATACTTCAAATCCTAAAGATGTTAAAAAGAAATATATTAATATAGAAATAAATAATTAATTATTAATATAATTAAAATTATATATAATAACTAATATATAATGTGTTTTATTAATGAATAATTTTTTTTAAAGTAAAAGTAAATAGAAAAATTTTCAACAAGACAATATTTATTATAAAATAAATGAACAAAATTAAAACAATATAAAATGGCTGATTTATTAATGAAAATGCCTATTCCGTATGAACCCAAAAGACAGAATAGGTTTATTTTAAGATTTCCTTCTTCTTTGGGAATAAATGAATGGTATGTGGAAAGTACTAGTAGACCTTCAATTACAATCAATCCTACTGAAATTCAATTCCTTAATACTTCAACCTATGTTGCAGGTCGTTTTACTTGGGGTACTATAAATGTAACCTTTAGAGACCCAATTGGTCCATCTGCAGCACAAGCCTTGATGGAATGGGTTCGTCTTCATGCGGAATCTGTTACAGGTAGAATGGGTTATGCTGCGGGATATAAGAAAAACATTGACTTAGAAATGTTAGACCCAACAGGAGTTGTTGTTGAGAAATGGATATTGGAAGGTACATTTTTAACTAATGTTAACTTTAATACCTTAGCATATAATTCAGAAGCTCTTGCGACGATTACCGCAACATTGAGGCCTGACCGTTGTATTCTTGTTTATTAATTTTGTATATCCTTTACAACCAAAAATAAAATCCATATATTTATATATAAAAATATAGATATATGGATTTTCAATTTTTTATAACTAATAATAGTTCAGGTCACAAGACAAAAGAAAAGTGGTTATCCAAGAACCATCCTGAATTATATCAAAAAATACTTGATTACGCATTTGGGGTTAGTTTGGAACTTTCTTTTAAAGAAAAGATTTGGTTTTATTATAATAATTTGAAAGAGAGACCAAAATGTATTTCTTGTGGAAATGATATAAAATTTAGAGAAAGATTTGATAAACCATATGGTGAATTTTGTTCTTTAACTTGTATTAATACAAATAAAGATGAAATGATTAAAAGACAAACTAAAACTTTCAATGAAAAATATGGTGTTGATTTTTATACCCAACATAAAGACTTTGTTAAAAAACAAAGGAAAACAAAATTAGAAAAATACGGAGATGAAAATTTTAATAACTCTGAAAAAAATAAAGAAACTAAATTATTAAAATACGGAAATCCATTATTCAATAATAATGAAAAATATAAAGAAACTTGTGTACTGAAATATGGTACGGATAATTATAGTAAATCAAATAATTACTCTAAAAAAATAAAAGAAAAATTCAAAACCATTTATCCTGATTTAAATTTAGATAAAGTAGATAAAGAATTTGTTCAATTAAAATGTAATGATTGTGGGGAATCTAATACTATTTCAAAACAATTATTGTATGAAAGACATAAACGTAATTACGTTGTATGTACAAAATGTAACCCAATAGGACATAAAAGTCGAAGTGAGTATGAAAAAGAAATATGTAATTTCCTTATTGAAAATAATATCGAGTTTATACCTAATAAAAAATTTAAAAATAGTAAAACTGAAATAGACATTTTTATACCTGAAATAAATTTGGGTATTGAAGTAAATGGTGTGTATTGGCATAATGAGTTATTTAAAAACTCAAATTATCACCTAAATAAAACTCTAAAAGCTGAGAGTGAAGATATTAATCTAATTCATATTTTTGAAGATGAGTGGTTATATAAAAAGGATATTGTTAAATCAATATTAAAAAATAGATTGAAACTGAATAGTAAAATTTTATATGGTAGAAAGTGTGAAATAAGGGAATTAGATACTAAAACCACCCAAGATTTTTTAAATCAAAATCATATACAAGGTAATGTTAATTCAAAATATAGAATTGGATTATTTAATGATAATCAATTAGTTTCTGTTATGACATTTGGTAATGGTAGAATTATGATGGGAGGTAAAAGTAACGAGTTTGAGTTAACTAGATTTTGTAATTTGATAAATTGTAATGTAATTGGTTCTGCGTCTAAGTTACTCAATTTCTTCATAAAAAAGTATAGACCACAAAAAATTGTATCGTATTCCGATGTTAGATTATTTAATGGTGAATTATATAATAAATTAAATTTCAAAAAAATACATCAATCAAAACCTAACTATTGGTATGTTATAGATGATATAAGGCACAATAGATTCAACTATAGAAAGTCTATACTAGTTAAACATGGTTTTGATAAAAATAAAACTGAGAAGGAAATAATGTTTGAAAGAAAGATTTATAGAATATATGATTGTGGTAATATTAGATGGGAATTAAAACCAATCTATAACTTATAGTTTATTTTTTTTTAAATAAAACTATTTTTAAATAAAAAAATATGGATTCAAATTTAGTTAACGCAGCAACAGAAAATTTTAACTTACCTCATGATGTTGTTCAATTGCCATCAGGTGGGTTATTCTACAAAAACAAAAAAAAATCAATAAAGGTTGGATATCTAACAGCAAATGATGAAAATATACTAGCGGGAGCGGCACAAAACACTAACCAAAATATTATTTTAACCTTATTAAGAAATAAAATTTATGAACATGATTTAAGACCAGAAGAATTAACTGAAGGTGACATTGAGGCTATTTTAATATTTTTAAGAAATACGTCATTTGGTCCTGAATATGTTGTTACAATTCCAGACCCAAAAACAGGTAAAAGTTTTGAAGTGACAATATTATTAGACGAATTAAATATTAAAAGAACCGAATTCAGTCCTGATGAAAATGGTATGTTTATAACTAAATTACCGCGTTCAGGTAACCATATAAAAATAAAACCATTGACTTATTCTGAAATACTTGAATTAGATAGAATGGCTGAACAATATCCTATTGGTAGAGTAGCACCAACTATAACATGGAGATTAAATAAAATGATTCAAGAAATTGATGGTATTACAGATAGAGAAAAAATATCTGGATTTATTGAAACATTACCAATTATGGATTCAAAACACATTAGAAATTTTGTTAAGGAAAATGTTCCATCACTAGATTTAGAAAAAACAGTTATCGCCCCATCAGGAGAAAAGGTATCTTTCAAGATTACCTTTGGGGTGGAGTTTTTTCGCCCTTTCTTCTAGTTATCGACAATTAATGCTTGATGAATATTTCGCTCTTGGAAAATTTATTGGAACTTCATATTCAGATTATTTGATAATGCCGACATATGTTAGAAAGTATCTAATAAATAAATTAATTGAAGTTAATAATCCCCCTGACAATAAATAATTGTTGGGGGTATTTATTTTATATAATTTAAAAAAAACAATATGAGTAAATTAAAAATTGCTGCGGATTTAATGAAAAGTTTACCAATTGAAACTGATTTGGTAAACCAATTTACTAAAGCAGTTAATGATATGGAAAACTCTGCCATAAGTGTTGCCAAACAATTTGGTCAAGGTAGAGAGAGTATAGCGAATATAAAAGCATCATTATCTGATGCCACAGATAGTCTTAGGGATGTTGGTGTTAGTATAACTAAAGCTATTGAAGTTGCCGGTCAGTTACAAAATGATTTCTCAAAAACGATAGGAAGAAATAGTTTGTTAACATCTGAATCATTTGGAAAACTAAAAGCAATGACCGAAGTAACAGGTCAAGGGATTGGGGTTATAACTAAATCATTTGCTGATGCGGGTATGTCAGTTTTACAGGCAGGAACTGAAATGCAAAAAGTTGTTAACGCATCAAGAGCTATAGGTGTTGATACTAAAGAAGTTTCTCGTATAGTACTTGATAACTTAGGGAAAACAACTCAGTTTAATTTCCAAAATGGTGTTGAAGGTATGGCCAAGATGGCAGCACAAGCGGTTAATCTTAGGATTGATATGGATAGAACATTAGCTTTAGCTGACAAATTATTTGACCCTGAACAAGCAATTGATATGGCTTCGGCTATGCAAAGATTAGGTGTTCAGCAGAGTGCATTACTAGACCCTCTTAAATTGATGGATTTAGCCCAAAACGACCCAGCAGAATTACAGAATCAAATTGCTGAAATGAGTAAGGAATTTGTAAAATTGAATGAAAAAGGTCAATTTGAAATTATGAAGGGCTCAAAAAGACAATTGATGGAGATATCCCAACAACTAGGTTTAGGTAAAGATGGATTGGCAAAAATGGCTTTAGCTGGGGCGGAGCTTGATGATAAATTATCTAAAATAAAATTACCAGACAACTTTAGTGAAGACCAAAAGAAATTTATTGCCAATATGGCAACAATGGACGCTGGGGGTGAATATAAGTTAAAAGTTGATGGTAAAGATATGGGCTTAGACAAGGCTATAGAATTATTTGAGGGAGATTCAGACAAACTCACAGAGTTTATGAAAGCTCAAGCTCCAAAGACTATGGAAGAATTGGCTAGAGAACAAATAAATATATTTGAGAGAATGAATAAACATTTAGAAGCCATAGAGCAAATTGGATACAGGTCAGGTGTTATAATGGGTTCTACTAAAACATCTGAAGAATTCTTTAAAGGAGCTGAAATGGTAAGTAGTACAATTCCTGATATTTTTGGTAAAGGTAATTTAAGTGCTAAAAATTTGAGAGAATCTAGTGAAATGGGATTAAGTGATATTACTAGTGCTTTAAAAGAAGGTGATGTTAAGGGTGCTATTGAAAATATTGCAAATAATACAGTTGGTTTTATTGAAACTACATTACAAGGTGTTGTTGAAAGAAGTCAAGAATCATTTGAAAAAATTTTAAAATCAAAAAATGAAGGTGTCCAATCAATAACAGGTCTTATTGGGGGAGGTTTACAAACTATTGAATCAGTAACAGGACTTGATTTGAAAAGTAAAGAAATCTTAGATAATAATAGAGATTTAAAAGAAGTAACAGTAAAACCAAAAACTAATGAAACAAATACTCAAGAAGCATTAAATAATGTTAATACTAGTAAATCCGAAAACACTACTCCAAATAAATCAGAAATAACCTATAATGGTAAAATTGACTTAAATATAACAGCACCTATGTCTGTACCTGAAAATGATTGGAAAAAAATAATAGAAGACCCAGCATTTAAAGAATGGTTAAGGTCATATATGACTAACCCAACAGGAGATAAAAATCCTAATCAGGTTAATAGGTCAATGAATAGTGTTAACAACCAATAAAAAAATAAAAAATATCTATTTATTATAAAAAAGTATGTCAGATAGTTCATTATCATTTATATCTACCGCTAGTTTTAGGAATAGTTTAATTTCTCGTAATTTAAGTCCATATACAATACAAGGTGTATATTCACCACCAGTATCTAGTATAAATTACCCAACTATTATTGGAGATTTAAATGTTATTGATTCACCAAATAATCTTATTGGTGATAGTCCATTCCCTGACCAACTATATCCTTTAAACGAATACGGTCCAGATGGTGGATATGTTAATACTGTTATTAATAACAAATACCCAATTAAACCAAATAGAGGAGAATACGACCCTAATGATACTGAATTAGATTTGGTTAATGAATTCTACATTGATGCTGCTTATATTGAAAATAGGTATGGACCTATAGGTGGTTATATGAGTATGGTTGTGATTGACTCATTGGAGAATAAAAATAGACTATACGCCCCATATTGGGATCCACCAACATTTATACCATCATCATACGGACCATATCAAATCTTATTATCAAATGACCCTAGTGGTTCTGATGGATTATTGTCTCAAGATTCATTTATAATTAAATTAGGTGCTAAGACTCTTAAAGATTTACTACAAGACAGAATAGATGTTGAGAATGCTCAAATTAATGGTAGTGCGGGTAATTTAGACACATTTAGTAATCCTCTTAGTGCTAGTTTACTTGTATCTGGTAGAATAGACACAACTAATAAGAATTATAAAATAACAATACCTGAACAAGGACTTGGTACTTCACAATCATTAACAACAAGATTATCTGAAAATTATTTTCCGGCATCACCAATACCTGGAGATTATTTTAATGAAAACCCATTGAATGGTGGGGCTAGTGCTCAGATTGCAAGTGGAGTTAATACTATTAATCAATTAACTGGTGGGGCTTTAGGAGGAATTCTTAATGTAATTAGAAACCCATCTCAAATATTTTTAGCCAATACTGGAAATGGACAAAGGTCAATTCTTTTTTCAAATCTAGATTACAATAGATATCAACCAGGGTATGATAAAAATTTGGGTGGTACTTCAGTAGTACCATTAGCATTAAATGCTCTTGGGGTTACAACTGGAGGTTATTATGTTGGTAGTAAGAATGCTGACCCATCAACAATTACATCACCACCAAATCAAATTCCTATTGATAATTTTGGTAGACAAATACAGACACCAGTTTATGGTCCTTCTGAATTGGGAATTCTATTTGAGGGTAATGAAAATAAAATAAATTTCGGATTAGCGGGGAAATCATTTACTAATGGTGGAGGGATTGATGGTCAATTCGTTTGGACTTCCCCAAAATATAAGGCAAATGCTGGATATAAAGCAACTATAGGTGGTGGGGCAGGTTCTTTAGATAGTGAATTTAATCAAATAAGTTCACAATATACTAGTAATGAATCCACCAATTTAACATTTAAACCATCATCTATATTAGATTCAACACAAAGATTAATAGAATCAGCTGATAATGTTGCAGGTATTACAAAATTAAAACATGTTGGTAATGCAATTAATCAAGTAAGTAAAGTTTTTAATGATGGGTACAAAGAAATAACTAAAGGTTCTAGAGTTTTATCTTATGTTGATAATACAACAGGGGGAGAAGCTGGGATTGAATATTGTAGAATTTTTACCAAAGATACACCATATTACACTTATAATGATTTACAAAAAACAGATGGTATTACTACATCAGGTAGAAGATTTGTTAATTCTGTTTTTGATAACACTTATAATTTAAACATTGCACCATTAAAAAACCCAGGTTCAACTAATCTACAACTAAACGAGAAAGGTCAATTAATTGCGAAAAAATATATGTTCTCAATTGAGAACCTAGCTTGGCGAACATCAAGTAGACCAGGATTAACTTATGACGATTTACCAGCTTGTGAACGAGGTCCTAATGGGGGTAGAGTTATGTGGTTTCCACCATATGATTTAACATTTAGTGATACTAGTACGGCTAATTTTCCTGCAACTACTTTTTTAGGTAGACCCGAACCTATATACACATATAATAATACAACAAGAACGGGTAGTATATCTTGGAAAATTATTGTTGACCATCCTTCAGTAATGAACACGATAATTGAAAAACAATTAAAAGGTCAACAAAAAGAAAGAGTTGATTCAATTATTGATTCATTTTTTGCTGGTTGTGTTAAATATGATATATATGAACTTGCTAAGAAATTTAATATGCTAAAAGCATCTGATATATATGAATATCAAGAAATATTGAACAATCCAAGATTAACGAGAGAAGAATTGGAAGGTGTTAATTTTGAAATTCAAAAAACAATAACAATACCACCACCAGAAAAGAGTTCAACTAATGGTAATGCTGGGGGTGGAACTTTAACAAATACTGACCAAAAGAAATTTGAAGATGACCCTCGAAAAACGGAGTTTGAAACTAATTATAAGGAATTGGGATTTTACTTTCATAATGATATACCAGGACCACAATCTGGAACAACTTCAAATCAGCCGTACAAACAAACTTATGATGCTTATAAAGCATTAATGCCAACATATGAAAGTTATGCTAAATCATTATATGATACATCTTTTTGTAGTAAAAGTGGGAATGTTCCTAATACTAGTAAATCTTATCAACAATATTGTAATGAGGCTAAAAATGTTAAAGAATTTTTTGATACTATAATTGACACCAATTTTAAATTAGCTGCAGAAAATCCTAAAAATTTTATTGTTGACGCCTATAATATTATACAAAGTGGTGGTGAAATTACAATTAATATGATTGGTTCAGCTTCAGCCCCTGGTAGTGCAGATTATAATGTTGATTTGTCTAAGAGGAGAATTGACTCAGTTAAAAAATTCTTAGAAGAAACTACTATAGGTAATGCAAATTTAAAACAAGCTATTGCTGATAAAAAATTTATTATAAAGTCAGCAGAAGGTAAAGGTGAAGAAATATCAATACCAAAAGCGGGAACTGGTAACACATTTGGTTTTGAAGTAAATTGTACACGAGATATAAAAGGAGGAACACAGAGCCCTACAGATAATTACAATGCTCAAATATATTCCGTTTATGCGATGGCGTGTAGAAGAGTTAAAATTGAAAATATTATTGTTAGTAATTTAAAACAAATAGAGGTAAAAGAAACTATAGTACTTAAAACTGACCCAATTAATAACTCAACACCTGAAACTAAATCAATTGTTGAAACAAATAAAGTCGTTCCACCTAGATTGCAACCAAATGTCAGTGTTACAAAAAAATTAAAAGATGGTATTAGTAAAAAAATATTAAGAAATTTATTCTCTGAATGTGATTATTTTGAAGTAATTCAAAGAGAAAATCCTATGATATATCAAACAATAAAGGAGAAGATAAAATATTTTAATCCCGCGTTTCATTCTATGACACCTGAAGGATTAAATGCTCGTTTAACATTTTTAAATCAATGTGTTAGACCAGGTGAAACTATTCCAGTAATTGGTGCGGATGGAAGACCAAAATACAATGATGCTGTAAATACTTCATTTGGTGCACCACCTGTTCTTGTTCTAAGAATTGGTGATTTTTATAATACAAAAATAATTCCAACAACTATTGGATTTACTTATGAAAATAATTTATTGGATATGAATCCTGAAGGGATAGGTATCCAACCTATGATTGTAAAAGTAAGTTTAGGGTTTAATATGATTGGAGGTCATGGATTAGCAAAACCTGTTGAACAATTACAAAATGCTTTATCATTCAATTATTATGCGAATACTGAAATTTACGATGAAAGAGCAACACCAACAGATGATTCATATAAAAAGATTGATAAAGAATTGGAACAATTAATTTTAGCTGGAGAAAAATCAGCAACAGTTAATAATGTTACCAATACACCAACAAATGATGGTGGAGACACTATTGGTGAAATTCAAACAAATATCCCAATACCAGCAGGACAAACTGGTGTTACTTCATATCAAAAATTTATGGATAAGTTTTTTGATGAAACTGTTACATATTTCAATACGGTAATTAATCAAATGGAAAAAATTAATCTTACTTATAATTGGGGTATTTTAAAACTTATAAATCAAAAAAGGGAGTACAAATCAGGAACAGTATATACTGTACCGAAATTTGGTCCAATTAATACGGCAATACCAGGATCATCAGGAGATATCATATGGGGACAACCAAAAGGTGATGATGAACTTTTAACTAAATTATTTACTGATGTTTTACAACAAATAGAATCTAATAATAATCCATTAGTTTTTGGTTTGATAAAAACGAGTAGTCAGAGTGGTTGGGAAACAACTGACCCAGAAATAAAAGAATTGAAATTAAATTTAACAAATTATATTAAAAAATTAAGTTCAGGTTTTTCAAACGGAATTGTCACCACTTATTCTGAAGTTGTAAATTTTGAAGTTAATTATGTTCAATATATTAGAAAATTAAATTTATTGGAAACTAAGACTGATGGTAAGATTTTGGAAAGTAATGTACCTAGAGTATATAATATAACTGAAACAGATGAAGTAAGTGAATCAAGTAAGATTTCTGGTAGCATTCCACAAAATACATATCAAGAACTTGATTTTGATTACGAAAATACATTAAATTCACTTAAAAACTATAATATTTTGTTAGACAATAGTGGTATTACAACAAGTAATGAATATAATGGAGGTAATTTCAAACTGGTTACTGTTGGTGAAAATTGGAATTTAGAAGACAAATTATTCTTTATGTTAATATCTAGGATATTAGATAACAAAAACAAAAAACAAGAATTTATAACTGAAATGACTAAAGGAACTTCAGTTAGTAAAACTAAATTTAAAAACAAGTTAGAAAAAGTTGTTGAGAACTTACAAAACAAATATTCAAAAGAATTAAGAAATGAGGAAAAATTATTTGAAAAATTTAGGAAAAATAAAGATTTTAAAAAATATGTTGATGAACCATTGACTAAATTATATGCAAAAGGTAAAACAAGAAAATTTGAATATACTACTGTACCAGGGTCAAATGATGCAACACAAAAAACTGAAATATTAGCACTATATACAAAAAAAACAAATAGATTAGAATTTTAATTATGGCTAGACAAATTTATAATCGATACAACGAATTTCTTGTGGATGGACAACAGACAGTTGTTCCATACATAAATTTACAAAGTAAGTCAACCGACAAAAAATACATTTATAAAGTAGGTATGACAAGATTGGATAAAGTATCTCAACAATATTATGGTAGTCCTACATTTGGTTGGTTAATTTTAATGGGTAACCCAATTTATGGTGGATTAGAATGGAACATTCCTGATGGAGCTATTTTAACAATACCATACCCATTGATAGCCTCCCTACAAGATTATAAAAATGAATTAGAAAATTATTTCTTTTATTATGGTAAATAGACCTGAAAATATATTAGTAGAATTTGATTACAACAATATTACAATAATTGACCCCAATAAGGTTGTTGATGAATTTGGTGTTGCGAAAGAAAGATTAATCAGAAGTGAAGATTTGGTTATGTATGCCAACTTGGAATGTAATTTATTACCAAGAACTAAATTGGCTATTGGAGTGGCAAATAATGATGCAATTCAAACGGTATCAATTGCAACTATTAATTTTCTAAAACCAGGTGGAAAACAATTTTTAGACAATTCCTATACTGATGAAATTACTGGTAAAGACACAATTAAAGGTGAGGGAGTTAATCAACCAAAGATAACATCTATTAAAAACCCAAACCAATCAAATGATTATTATTTTAGACAAACTATATTATCTGGTGGAAAACCTGGTCCTACTGACAATGGATTATTAGGTATTAAAAACATATCTATTAGACAAAATACATCATTTACACCACAAGTTAAGATAACCTTGGAGGATATTAAAGGACGAGCGTTATTTGAATCTGGTGACCAATCACCTTATGCCGCCTTTTTCAATTTACCATACCCAACTTTTTATCTAACAATCAAAGGATTTCTAGGTAAAGCTGTTAGATTATCATTGATGTTAAAATCTTTTGGTGCTTCATACGATACTGGAAGTGGTAATTTTAAAATAGATTTAGAGTTTGTAACTTACAAATATACAATATTGGCTGAAGTATCAATGGGTCATCTATTAGCTACACCACATATGTATAAATCTAAATTAAGTATACAAAACACTAAAGGTGGTGTTAGTAATTTCACCACTATGAGTAATGGTGAAGTTGAGAGAGGGTATCAAAAAATACAAGAATTATATAGTGAATATAAATCAAAGGGATTAATTCCTGATGATTTTCCTGAGTTAACTATTTTACAATTAAGGGATAGACTTGATTTTTTTATAAAAAACAAGTTAGAAACTTTTGCTAAACAAAATATGACTCCATTAACAAATTTAGAGTCATATAGAACACAATTAGCAGATTATCAAAGATATGTTTTTACATATGCGTCTGTATTGGAAAACTCTTGGTTTAATACCTATATGGATACTAAAAATTTTTATGTGTTAAAAGATTTAACAACTAAAGTTTATATATTTAAATCTGAATTTAATGACTCTAAAAAGAGAGAAGAAGCGTTTAGTAAACTTAATTCATTAATAGAAAAATATAATAAAAAATTAAATAGTAACAAAACTTGTGGTACTGGTCAATTAGACCAAACTGGATATAAAATTGGTGACAAATTTTTTCCTGCTTCAATACCAAATAAAATAACATTAGAAACATTTAAAACATCAATAAATGTTGAGGATATTGATTTAAATGAAACTTATATTAAAAGAACTGGAAAAGAACCAACTACAGGAAAAACTGAAGAACTAAAAGCTGAGTTAAAATCAACTCAATTTAAATCAACTGAAATCACAAATAAAAATGGTGAAACAACTTCAGCTTCAGATTTTTTTATTTTTGAAGGTCAGGGTAGATTTATGGATTTGACTAAAGAAATGGAAGTTGAACGATTAAAAATTAAAGAAAATGTTGAAACTGAGATTACAAATCTATTATCTGATTTATTAAAAAACAACAATACTGGTGTTGGGTTTGTTCCAAATCTTAGAAATGTTCTTGCTGTTATTTTTGCAAGTGGTGAAGCATTTATTCGATTGATGGATGATGTACATACAAAAGCTTGGGAACAAAGAAATAGTGATGTTAGGAAAAATGTTGTGTTTAATAAGGAAGTTGCGGGAGCGTCACAAGACAATTTAAATTCTGGGGACAATTCAAATAACCCAGTTTATCCTTGGCCTCAAGTCATCTTGGCAACCAATGGAGATAACGGTCAAGAGAAATATGAAATAAGATATCCTGGTGATAATTCTTTGATTAAAATAACAAAAGGTGACGATTATGTTGCTTGGCCTGAGATTGAATTTGTGGAAGAATTCATTAAAGGATATGTTCAAAGAACTAACCCTAGGAAAGAATTAGGTTCAACTCAAAATGAATTATACGACATCAAAAGAGTAACTTTTAATGCTATAGAGTTCCCTGTAACAAATCAATTATATAGTAATAAAGAAGAAGTTAAATATTTTTATGAAATGTATGAAAGATTGATATTCATTTCAAATTATTCAAAATTATCAAGAGCGTATCTTTCAAATTCATATGTTGGTCAAATAACTGAAATTCTAGCAGAGACTGAAAAAATTAATATAGTTAATAGTTTATCTAATGATAATCCTTTTATTATTCAGAAACTTAAAAACTATGGAATTAATTCAAGTAACATAACAACAATACTAAAACAATTTTCAAATGGAGGTACTGGTATTAGTTGGCAAAACTATATACGTGGTATTTTTAATACGAAATATATAAAAAATATAGTTGAAAATAGTCAATTTGAATTTATATCACCTTCGGTTTTCAATAGTAGATTATCACAACCACAAGTTTCAATAACAGGTGAGGATAAACTTATTGATTACATTACAGGTTCAACGGATTCGAATACTATTGATTACACTGACACATTCCCATTTACTAATCTAGAATGGGTAAAAACAAATTTATCAGATGGCAACTCAATTTCTGATATTAAATCTAGTTTTGATACAAGAAAAGTATTGAATTATAGTCTAAGTAGAAAGACTATAACTAATTTTAGTGATACAACCAATATAGATAAGGTTAGACCATATACTAACTTTATCACAAAATCACCTAAAGAACCACAACCTATTGGACAAAATCAAAGTATTAATTTAAAAACATTTTATGAAAATAGAATTAGTACATTTGATAAACAAATAATAACTGAAGGAAATTTAAGATATAAAAATTATAGTGGCTTTGTTAATTCTGAACAAACTACATCTATTTTGAATACCCCATATTTTATTAATGCAATACAAGAAGGTGTTAAAAAATTTAGGGAATATGATAAGTATCCATTTGTTTCTGCGGCTTATTTATTTTTAAATAGTTTACCATTATCAACATTAAGAGAAAAATATAAATCATATACAAATGACCAATCTGAGGATTTAAATTATTTATTTGCGTCACTTAAAAAGTTTGGTGCGGTACATAAGATGCCATATTCTTGGATATTAAAAATGGGTTCAATTTGGCATAGGTATAAAAAATATACTGATACTGGTATTGATATATTAAGTGATTCTTGGAAAAACTTTGATAGTTTAACTAATTATGACCCAGGTACTTCAGCTTTAACTAAAACATATAGTTTAACATATGAAGGTTCTAATATTGATATCATATTGGAGGATATAAATGTTTTAGGTTCACAAACATCTGTGATAATAAACACAGGTTTTTATCCTAAATTAATTAATGATTTTAATTTATTTTTACAAGGTTTTGAAATTATAAAAACTAACACCCAAGTTAATGGAGCTTGTACTGTTAATGGAACAACATTAACTGTGAATCAAATCAATGGTGGTTTATTACAAGTGGGAAATATATTAGCGGGATTAAATCTATTACCAAATACAACAATAGTTTCATTTTTAAATGGTGCAACAGGTGGAATTGGTGATTATGAAATCAACATATCACAAACAGCAACAACAGCATTATTTAGTGTAACTAATGTTCCTTTTGGTGGATTTACTAGTGCTAGTATTAATGATTCTTTTTCATCTGGTTTAACATTGAATTATGTTAAAGACTCAATAATTGATTGGACTAATACTAATCAAACTAAAAGTATTAGGGTAGTTCCTTGGTCTTTAACTATTAACACATTAGACAATAAGTTTGCTTATTTAATACCATCACATGGTTCTTTATTAAATCAAACTAAATATGAAACATTTAAAGACAATGACTTAAAATTTGAATTAACTGGTAATACATCAGTACATAATGGTTCTGTTAGATTATTTTGGACAGCACCAAATTATGGATACTACGATAATACTAAAATTAATAAACCCTCACCAACTGAATATATCAAAAAGATATTTTCAGATAGAATAAATCAAGAAAATTTTTCATTAAATGGTGTTTCAGCTTATACAAAAATGGATGAAATTTTATCTGTTTTTGAAAAATCAGTATTAGATGGATTTGAAACTGAATTTTTAAAATTCTCAAAATCAGCATACGATACGGATGATAGTATTGGTTCTTTAGAAATTATAAATGTTACACAAAACCAAGACAGTGGGACAGTTTCTGAAAAGAATATTCGTAATTTTCAATCATTTATGAGAGAAATGATGAAATTACCTAAGATAATTGGAAATACAGGGACAGAAATAGTTTCTAAATATCAATCAAAACAATTTGAAATATTTAATAATTACATTAATCAATTTATACAATTTGATGTTTACTTTAAATTTGGTAATCCATCAAATTATGATAAAAAATTATTTTATTCTTTTTCTAATTCACCATTAGTTGATTCCTATGTATGGGACAAATACACCATAACAACACCTAACGCTTTACCGACAAATGGAGGTGGGGTTACATTATTATCATCAAGAACAAACTACCCAGCAGCTTGGAAAGCATTGGAAACGTATGTTGGATTTTCAGATATCCCAAAATTAGTATATAGTAATAATGGGTCATATATAACTGATTTTTTTATTGATTTTAATGTTGCCTTTACAGAATTGAACATTCAACAATTTGCCAAAATCATAAAGATGTATGCAACACAAAAATTGAATCAATTTCAGAGTAATGTTATTAGTCCACCAACACCTATACCAAGTACACCTCCAACTACAATTGCGATTGCTTTACTTAAAAACTTTTATACTATCTCAGTATTAAGTTTAGGTAACAAGTTAAAAACAATATATAAAAATGTTGATGGATTAGTATTGTTTGATGGTGCTTATGTTGTTGGTACACCTAATGATGTTCAAAAATTAATTGATGAAGTCATTATTGGAGCTTATGGTAGCACAACAACTAACCCAAATGACCCACAATTTATTATTAGATTAGAGGAAGTTGACCCACCAACGTATGACCAAATACCTAATTCATTGAATAAGAATGGGTATAATGCTTTTTCAAATGGAATGACAACATTCTTAAATGGGGTTGAGGATTTCCAAGGTAAGATATTAGACATATTAATACCAAAATTACAAAAAGATTTACCGAATGTTAATAATACTATAGAACCTATTAAAACTAGTGAATTAACAGGTGAACCACAACCTAAAGTTGAATTATGGGAATCATTTAAAGCATTAAATGATAAATGGATAGCTGGTAATGACTTTAAAAACAAAACATTATTTGAAGATATTCTTTTATTAGACCGAGCAAGTAGAAATATTGGAGATAAAGTATTAATTGATATTTTTAGTTTAAGAGAAACTTTAACAACAATTTCTCCAAAAGTGAGTATGTTATCATTTGTTCAAACAATAATAATTGAAAATAATTTTGTTGTAATGAATATACCTTCTTATATTAATTTTTATAATGTACAAGAGGCAACCAAAAATCCTAAACCAAGAGTTGATGGAAGTGCTGATTTTGCGAATACATTATTTGGGACATTCTTAAATGTTGATTATCGAGAATCATCAGCAAAAATGGTTTGTTTTTATGGGGGTAAACCAAGTGAACAATTGGATATAAAAAATGTTGATTATAGATTTAGAAATGACGCATTTGATTTGAGAAGAGCTAGTGATAATCCATTAATTGAAGATTTAACTGGTAAAAAAGATTGGGATAAATCAAATAAAGTTGTTGGATTCAATGTTGATATTGGACCCCAAAATCAAGGTGTTTTTAAATCGTTTAGTGTTGGACAAAATTCTGGATTAGCCACAGCTGAAGCTTTAGAGATTTTAAATCAAATGGCTAATCAAGGTGGTAATAGAGGGGGTTCTACTCAAAATGTATCATTATATAATTTATATAAAAATAGAAGTTATTCTTGTCAAATTAATATGTTAGGAAATGCGTTAATTCAACCAACAATGTATTTTAATTTGAGAAATGTACCAATGTTTAGTGGTCCTTATATGATTTTAGAAGTTAATCACCAAATTGGTGATGGTAATTTTTCTACAGATATAAAAGGGATTAGACAACCAACTGCGTCATTACCTAAAATTGATAATTATTTACAAGCATTAAAGACAAACTTAATAAGTAAAATTAATGAAGTTATCACTCAAGAAAAGGATACTGAAACTGCTAAAAATCCTACAAATATTTTAGGGTTATCAACTCAAGGTCAAAGTTTATTGGCGACAAATTCTAATACAATTAATGGTAGTCAAACTTGTACACCTACTATTAGTAGATATGAAAGGTTTACGAATGAATCTCCGACAAGAAATAAAGTTACTGCTGAATTTACGATTGAAAGAATAACACAAATTGTTTTAAATGGAGTTAAAACCGAAAACCTTGCGGATAGAAGATTATTATTAGCTATCTCAATTTTTGCTAAATTCTATATAGGAAGTAGAAGTTCCCAAAGCAAAACATTAGAAGCTTATGGATATAATTTTATTGGATTAGCGTTGAATAGTGATTGGGGTGATTTAACACCATATACATCAAATAAATTTTTCTGTTCAAATAATAACACACCATTTTTAATATTTAATAGTTTAGACAAAAACATTGAATTTTTATTTAATAGATGGCAACCTAGAATGGACAACATAACATTACCAACAACAACAGGTGTACAAGTTGGTATTGATTTTGTCACCAAATTTGTTGTGGAAAATGGTTTTAATAATATAAAAGAAGGTGAAACCTTTTACAATAAAATAAAACAAGATGGGACATTATCTGATTATACTAAAGTCGTTACTGAAGCATATAATTTATATAGTTCTACAACAACTAGATAATTTTTTTTATTAATTTGTAATATTTATAATAAAACAAAAAAATATGAGCGTAAAAAATATATTAGAAAACTACTTAGGTAGACAAACCCAAACAACTGAAAGAGATATGGGTGATGGAACTAAACAAGTTTGTGACTTACAAACTGGAGAGTGTTACACTATAAGAATGAAAGATGGATTAATTGAAAGAGTTGACAATACTTTGAAGACCAACAAAAAAATTCAAGTTGAAACCACAACAGGTATAAAACAATTATTAAACGGATAATTTAAAAATGAAAATTGATTTAAAAATTATTGAAGAAATTAAGAGATATAATCAAATTAATAGTTATATAACTGAACAAGAATTACCACCACCTCCAGGCGGAGAATTACCACCACCTCCAGGCGGAGAAGTACCGCCTCTAGGAGGAGAAGTACCATCCCCAGGAGGAGAAGTACCACCTCCACCTCCAGGTGTAGGTGCACCACCACCAGCAGCACCAACAGGAGCAACAGAACCAACACCCGTTGATATTGAAAACGACCCTGATGTTGAAAAAATTGGTGATGAAAAAGACAAAAGTAATAAAGAAGAAATCGAAGTTACTGATTTAGTTAAAAGTCAAAAATCTGTTGAACAAAAACAGGAAGAATATTTTGATACTCTTTTTGGACATTTGAGTGATTTAGAAAATAAATTAGGTACTATGGATGAAATAATTTCTAAATTAAATTCATTGGAAACTAAAATTGAAAAATATAGAACAAAGAGTCCTGAAGAAAAATTAGAACTAAGAACATTAGATTCAGGACCTTTCAATCAAAAACTAAGTCAATTTTTTGAAGACAAAGAAGAAGATTTTGAAAAATCAGGAAGAGAACAATATATCATAACACCTGACGATGTAGAAAGTTATTCACCAAACGAAATACAAAAAAGTTTTAGAGATTTTGGTGATGATGAAATGACAACTGATATACCTAGATACAAAAAAATATACTAGAACTTTATTTGACAAACTCACGGCTGACACTTATTATTGTGTATAATATTTTCT